AGTATTGCCTGAAATCAGTTATACAAGTCTAGCGGCGCAAACGGCTAGCACACCACAAACATCTACAAGTTATGTAAAAGGTGTCAAAAGTGTTCTTCTTACAAATTGTGGTGCAACACAACCTGTGCTAAACGCAGGAGACTTTTTTAAATTTAGTGGACACTCTAAAGTATATCAAAGCATAGCCGCAGTGACATCAAACGGTAGTGGCGAAGCAACTCTTAATTTTGCAGGTGCATTAGTTAGCAATGTAGGTAGTGGAGAAACACTTACAATTACAGCAGTGCCATTTACAGTAATCAATCTAAACAATGTGCAACAGTATGAAGTTGGTATTGGAGGACTGGCAACGGCAACTGTGTCAATGAGGGAGACTTGGTAGGTGAAACCTTTTTACACAGAAGAATATTTGCGTGATGAATATTATAGAGATCATCAATTTGCAGTTGACTTGATTGAAATACATCTGTCAGGTGGTGCACTCTATCTTGCAAGTGGTGCAATTGACATTGACTTTGATTCAGACACAGCACCTGACGCAGGCACAAACACATATTCAGCACAAGGACAATTCTTAGGTTATACACCAATCAATGAAGACTTTGATGTAAGGGTAGGTAAATTTACAATCAATCTAAGTGGATTACCTGCAGGATACATTGACAAGTTTGTAGGACAAGAACCAGAAGGATCTACTGTTGTTGTTCACAAAGTATTTTTAGATCTAACAACACACGAAATTATAGGCACTGATTCAGCAGGTGCTACACCTAGCATACTAATGTTCAAAGGTGAAATATTCAATGTTAACATACAAGAAACAGACAGCACCTGTGCAATTACAGTAGATGTGTCAAGTGTGTTTGCAGACTTTGAACGCCGTGCAGGAAGAAAAACAGCTGATTGGAGCAATTGGTTATTCCAAGGCGAAAAATATGACACAGCATTTGAAAAAGCAGGCTTTGTAGGAAACACAGAATTTTTATGGGGAAGAGATAGCTAATGATTTGTAGGAAAATGCAAACAGAAGAATTGAATGCAACTATTACACTGTTTCGTTATTATGCAGGCGAAGCACATAAGTTCAATGAAGAACTAGGTGATGAGTTTGATGAGAATTCAGTAATAGAAAGCATCAGAGCAAGAAATATACATCCTGAATATGTATGGTTCAATCTATATGACAATATGCGTCCTGTAGGATTTGTTTCAGCTTGTATCACACAAGCACCCTGGAACAAAGAAATACACTATGCACACATTGAAATGATTTTTATATTAGAAAGTCATAGAAACATGGACAACTTCAAAATGCTTCTTAAGAATGTAGAAGAATGGGCAAGAATGTTTGGTGCACAAAAAATCACAGGTGGTGACATTGGCATTAATCCTGAAAGAACAAAAAAAGTTTACAATCATCTAGGATTTGATGAAAGCTGTTTTATGAGCAAGGAACTAGAATATGTCTAATATTGTTAAGAGCATTGGAAACGCAATATCAGGAGTTGTAAAAGGTGTTGTAAAAGTAGTCACAGGTGTCGTAAAGGCAGTTGTTGATGTTGTTTCTAGTGTCATTAACTTTGTTGCACAACCTTTCCTAAGCATCTTTGATGTGCCTGACATGCCCACTGGGGATCAAGCCGCACAAAGAGAACAAGGTGTCACTTTAACACAGGCAGGATCAAATGTTCATATTCCTGTTGTGTATGGTTTTAGACAAGTAGGTGGCACAATAACCTATGCAGAAACAGGTTCTGACAACAACAGATATCTTTGGGTAGCATATGCACTGTCAGAAGGTCCTGTTGAAGGTTTGTATGACATCTACATAGACGATCATAAATTAAAAGGTGAAACTGTTAGAAAATTAAACAATGGACAAACAGTTGACATTGACTATGGCAAATATAATGGTAGAGTAAAACTACAATTTAGTCATGGAAAATATTTTAGCACACCAAGTAGTAGTCCTGTTGGAACATGGAGCATACTAAGTGAAGCACCTAGTTGGAAGACTACCAATATCTACAACGGTGTGAGTGTTTTATTTGCTCGCTATGAATGGAAGAAAATAGAAACACAAGAAGACGCAGATAACAATCCTTTTTCAGGCAACATTCCTAGAATTAAAGTAGGCATGCTTGGTAAGAAGGTGCATAAAATTACAGCGTCAACTGGTAGCACAGCATATGATTCAGAAACAGAAGAATATTCTACAAACCCTGCAGACATATTGCTAGACTACATGCGTAATCCACGCTATGGTAAAGGACTTGCAAACAGCGACATTGATTTTGACAGTTGGTTGATTGCAAAAAACAAATGTGCAACTACAGTCACTTATGTTAATGGTATAACTGGTCCTATCTTAACCTGCAACTATGTGTTGGACACAGGACAAACTATATTCAACAATACCAAAGCACTACTAAGTGGATTTAGAGCTTACATGCCTTTTATTCAAGGCAAATATAAATTAAAAATAGAAGACGCAGGCAACCCTACAGATATTACAAGTGGTGCGGCAACTATTGTTGCAACTTTTAATGAAGACAACATACAAGGACCTGTGACATTTAGTGCTGTAGACAGAACATCAAAATATAATGTTGTGCAAGTCACCTATGTTAACCCAGATAAGAAATTTACAACTGACACAGTAATATATCCTGAGACAGATGCAGAGCGTCAAACCTACATTGCTATTGATGGTAGAGAAAACAAACTAGATGCGGCATTTACTACAATTACAAACTTTGCTATTGCCAAAGACATGGCAAGGCTTATGTTCAACAAATCAAGATTCCAAGAATCATGCAGTCTTACAGTAAGTTCACAAGGCCTAGAACTAGAAGTTGGTGATTGTATAAGAATACAAAGTTTCAAACTAAACTTTGGCACAACACCTTGGCGTATTGTGTCAATTCGTATCAACAATGACATGACTGTTGATTTAGGTTGTGTTAGAAATGATGACAATTTATATCCATACACAACTGTTGGTGAAGAAGATATTGTTTTACCACCTTATGTGCCTGTGGGTGCAACTATTGAATATCCTACAGATTTAAGTTTATCACCACCTATAGGATTAGTGCCACCAACTGGAGGAGGCAGTGTTGTTTTACATCAACCACCTACCATTAGAAGCATATCACCATTTATCACAGACAGTGCGGGATATACTACTGTGACAGTTAGTGGACTAAATTTTGTAGATGGTATTACAGCACAATGGATTGGTAATGATGGCACGATATACACACCTGACAGTGCAGGAGGTAGTCAAGTTAATTTTATAAGTTCTACAGAATTAACATTTGAAACACTTACAGGAATGGATGAAAATAATTCACCATATGATTTGAAAGTAATCAATCCTCCAAGTGCAGGTAGTTTAACAGCAAGAATAGACAACTGTTTGGCTGTAGAAGAAACTGTTGCACAACCAACACCAGACCCAGATCCACCTATACAGGATCCACCTGTGATAGAAGATCCACCTGATGATGATGTGACACCACCACCTAGTGATCCGCCACCAGAAGGTCCAGGAGACAACGATGATCCTGTAGATCCAGCACCTCCTGTTGTGACATTTGATGATTTTGTAGAATTTATAGAAGTAAAATACTCAGTTGAAGGCGATTTAGTGTATGCAACTATCAAAGGCGTGCAACCAAATCGTGCAGATTACAAAGAACTGTTAATCTACTACAAACGCAATATTGCAAGTGAAACAGTATACCAACAAATGGTTGTCACAACTAAACCAGGTGCAAACCAACAGTTTACATTCCGTTTAGGTCCACTATTGAAAGGCAGAACACCATATCAGGTTATTTCAAGAGTAAAATACACAACCAATGAATTGTCTACTAGAGTAAACAAAATTATTCTTAACACAAGTGGTGCAGTCACCATTGAAGATCCTAGAGACTATGTTGAACAAGCATCAACAGGTTGGCCCGCAGATCCAGGTGAACAAGTCACAGCAACCAACAATAAAATTAGTGTAATAAATGCACAAACACTGTTGACTGGCGGTAATCCTAGAGATCCAAAAGAAATAGAAGTTTCAATAACACAAGACATCAACAATCAACCTGTTAATTGGCGTGTGAATGGTGTAAATTTCTACTATAGAAATTCTGCTGGTAGTGCATGGACCAAAAATACCTATCTATTTCCAGGCAACTATGTGCCAGGCACAACACAAACATTTACACTAGACGCTGACATAGGTTCACCAAGTTATCCTAGCATACCTACAAGTGTGCAACAGAAATATGACTTTGTATTCCGTTTACGCTATGACACAGGACAGGAATCTAGCGAACAAATTCGTATCATGGGTGCAAGAACAGAATATAGTGCCACAGGTTTGTATGATTTTGATCCGTTTACAGAAGTTCTTAACATAAGAGAAAAAGCAACTGATTTTGATCTAGAAGTAGCAGATCCTAGTGTTCCTAGTGCGGCAAGTTCAATGACTATTGCACTAAACCAAATAACTTCAACATTAAGTGGCAACAAAGCAATACGGTTTTATGTTAAACCACCTGAAGCAAGTGTGTTAGCAGATTGGCGTGGTGTAAACATACGCTATAGAAAAGTTATACCAGGTGCAGATCCAGACTTTGAAACATTTACCAGCACCAGCACAGGTATTAGCAGTCTAAGTGGACTACAACTAATAGAATTAGAAATAGATTTTGATCAGCAGTATGAATTTGTTCTAACACCATTATATGCAAACGCAGGTGCAAGAAGCGATTCAACAGAAAGTCTATTTGGCACAGGCTATGTGCATAGAGCACAAACAAGAGATGATTACCCTTCAACAGGCAATTGGTTGCAGAGTTTTAATTTTGTTGACATGAAAACCAGTCTTGCACTTAAAACAATTGATGCGGCATTCCCTGCTCCACCAACACCAATTGTTGATATTGTAGAATGGAAATTACTTGCAGTAAAAAACAATTTCTACCAAAATCATTATTATAAATTAACTTTTGATCATCGTGCTATATCAGGTTTTACACAACTTAACATTTACAGAAGAACTTATGATCCTGCGGCGGCAAGTTTTTCAATTACAGCACAGGCTAATTTTTATGGTGTAGGCCGTTGGGAAAAAATAGATATTACAAGTGTAAACCCAAGTGCAAATACTACTGTTTTCCTTCGTCCTCCTTTGCATTTTCAAGAATACAATTACAATTATGTAATAGGCGGTAGTTTGAACTTGCGTAATGCTTTTGCAGAAAATAATGTTAATGGTGCAGGACCATTAGGCACAGATCAATTTTTAGTAGTCGCTGTAGATGGTTCAGGAGAGGCTAGCGAAGGATGGTTATTAACAGGAGGTAGGATGAACAGTGGTCTAGACAGTCAACGAGATCTATTGCTAGGATTCCGTCCACAACAAGTTGAATTGAGCACATTTAATCCTTATAATTCTGCCTTAGAAAAGAATTTGAATCAGGCAATAACAGCAATTACTATTGCCAACACCAAATACAATTATAGAAGTAATTACAGCAACATAGCGGCGTCAACATCGCCTGCATTGGAGTAGAACATGGCATTACCAACACCAACAGGATTATTTGACGGATTAAATGAAAAGATTGTAGGACCTAACACAGGAACTTGGGCAGACATAGGTGCAGGTGACAGTGCTGGTGACAATGAAATACAAACTTGGGATGATTGGAAAAGTTGGCAAACAGCGCCTAGCAGTTTTAATTGGCTAACAGTGCCAGTTGATCTAGGTGAAGCGGCATGGATTAATCTAGTTTGGACAATAGAATGTGTAGGCACACCAAGTTTTACAGTTTATTACTCTACTACTGGTGATTTTGCAGGAGAAGAAAGCACACAGTCTTACACAGTAGATCAAACAGACATAGATGCTATCTATGCAAGATTTGTAATAATAGAAATTACAATGACACCTACATCAGAAGGATTACCTGAAATTTCAACTTTTGAATGGAGTGCAAGTGGCAACAGATTTGAAATAATTCAATATGATGTTAACAGCACTACACTAAATGGGTCTAGCAGTGCTAGACAAATTGCAATGCCAAGAACAGTATCTAAGGTATTGCAAATGCAACTAACTACACATGCAAGTGCATATGTAGAAGATGACTATGTTGCAAGTGGATATATTGATGATAGTGCACCAGGATTCCCTGCAATAGTAAGTAAAACAAGAACAGCACCTGAAATAACTTTTATCAGCACAGCAGGTTCTAAGGTAGACGCTGTATTTGATGTGACAATGAATGTGCTACCAGAACAATACATGGATGGGCGTAATTTACGCACTAGATAGGGGTTTTTTAAGGTTATGATTAAATATATGAAAGAGAGGATGTTATGGCTTTTCCAACAACACAGATAAGCACAGCAAATCTTGACAGCGGCGCGGATGATCCTAGTCTTGCTAGAGAAGATTTACTAGATGCAGTTCAAAAAGTAAACACAATTATAAGTGAGGGTGGTGCGGCCAATGGCGTAGCTCTACTAAGTTCAGGCGGCAAACTGTCAGGCACACAGATGCCCACACAGATCACAGCAACAGGTGTGCAGGTTCTAAATCCTACATCAGGCGTTGTAAACATACAAAATATTCTAAGATTAAGTGGTAGAACCACAGCAGAACTAAATGCACTCACAAGTCAAGCAGGCGATGTAGCATTCTGCACAGACGGTGGCGATGATTCAGCAGGCGTAGGTTGTATTGCTGTATATGATGGCAATGATTGGCGTGCAATTCAGCTAGGAGCGGTATTGTAATGAAAATGGATCTAGACAGTCTCAATCAACGCTTTGAACGCATTGAAAAAAGCATAGAATTAATAAGAGACAATCATCTTGCTCATATTGAACGATACACTCGTTGGACACTGATAGGCATTGTGTTCAGCACAAGTGCAAGTTTATTAGCAGTAGCAATAACCGTTCTATGAGCTGGGAAGAAGTAAAAGAAAGATTGATCTATGCTCCTCCTAAAAAAATGGAAGAAGCAGTAGGTCCTGTGCTAGAACGCATAGACTATGCAGGCACACAGTGTGAAGACTGTGACAAAATTCTAGACTGTCAGCGTGTGATAGACATTTCTAAAAGAACAACTCCTTTTGCGTTATGGACTCACAAGTGTAGAGCATGTGGACTACACCAGGATCCAAGAACAGGCAAATTTACACTTACAAGTCAGGAAAAAGCAACCGTTTTAGCAACTCTCAAAAGAGAAATGGATAAATAACTGTGTAGATGCAGTTTAAGTGTTCTTTCCTATCGTTTGTTTCTTAGACTGCCATTTAATTACTCCGTAGGGGTGTTCATATTTTCTGTATCTACATTCATACAACATTATACTATCTGGCATATTGTATGATCCTATAACTCCTCTAGCTACTCTTCCTAATTGTGCTAGAGGAGTTTTTTTTGGCTTGACTTTCA